AACGTTACGCTGCTTATACACATATAAAAAAGGGTATTGGTACTCGTGTAAGATGGCTAAATTAAGGGAGATGAAACTATGAGCGCAGGTCTAATGAGAAGAGTCGTAAATGCGGTAGCACGTGAGGTGGTAAATAGTAGTATGTCGATACGAAAGAGTGTTGGCCCTCTATCTGGAGATGCTGCCATCTTTCGTAGTCTTTGGTCACAGATGAGTTGGACTAATAGACTACATAGTCCGCCAACAACTCTAGCACAACCTTACAAAGATAGTGTGTGGGTGTATGCTTCTATAAATACTATTGCTAGAAATGCTTCTAAAGTACCTATAAAGTTAGTGGAACGTGATAGGCAAGATAAAGCTATCACGTCTGGCAATATTTTTGAGTTGTTAAGACATCCCAATTCATGGATGACTAAGAGAATATTCATAGAAGCCATAAGCATATTCTTAAACATATATGGTGAGTGTATATTGGCTATGCGAAGAGAGGATGCTTCTAAAACGCCAAAAAGCATCTGGCCATTAAATCCACTAATGTTTGATCCTGTTGTAAATCAAGCACTTAATGCTATAACTGGATGGATGTATAATGGTTCTGCTCCCATACCTTTTGCTTACTGGGAGATTCTATTCTTAAAGTATTTCAATCCCTATGATAATTTTAGAGGTATGTCACCATTAGATCCTGGAGCTATGGCAGTAGACCAAGATTATTATGCTTCTATGTACAATAAGAACTTTTTTAAGCAGGGAGTTAAAACAAGTGGTTTTATCTCTGTGAAAGAGTCTCTTAGTGACGACGACTTCAATCGAATATTAGATCAATTTGAAGGAGAACACGAGGGATACGAGAAAGCACACAGAATAGCATTGATAGATAACGATGGCAAGTTCACTGAGTCTAAGATATCTCACAAAGATATGGAATTTATCAATCTACATAAGAAAAACAGAAGCGAGATATTTGCTATATACAAGACTAACGAAGTAGTATTAGGTCTATATGAAGACGTTCAGTGTTATCATCCTGATACTGATGTTATGACGGATAAAGGTTTTGTAGGTGTTAAAGATGTCAAAGTAGGTGATAAACTAGCATCATTAGATCAAAATGGTAAAGTAGAGTTTAAGAACGTTACTAAGACCTATGTTTATGATCATGATGGTGATATGTACACACAGAAGAAAACAGATAGTAAACCTACTAAAATAGATTTTATGGTTACTCCTAAACATAACATGTATGGTAAGGAAAAAGATAGACAAGGAGAAGCCAAAGATGACGTTAGCTTCATGTTTGAGAAAGTGTCTGATATAGAACAAGATAGATTTAGCTCTCCAAGAAACGGCATTTGGGATGGTAAAATAGAAGATACATATTCTATAGATAAAGTAGACCACGGAAACTATAAGAAAAATGGTAAGAAAGGTACTGAGTTCAAGATAGTTCCCTGGCTCAAGTTCTTGGGTTGGTTTATATCTGAAGGTTGTTTAGTAAAAGACGGCAAATCTCTAAAGATAACGCAGTCTGGTAGTTATGATAAAAATAGGTTACGTTGCGATCTAGATCAGTTTGATTACGATTACAATGAGTATAGTTCTGGACATGGTACTGACTTCGTAATAAATGGAAATGATCTGTGTAGTTATTTGTCTAACAATATTGGTAAGTACTGTTATGAGAAGAGAATTCCACGAGATATACTTGAGTTACATCCTAAACTTCTAAAACACCTATTCAACACTCTTATGAGAGGAGATGCTACTAATTTAGGTAAGGACAACTATGTGTACTATACTACCTCCAAACAGTTAGCTGAAGATGTTTACGAACTTGCCATAAAAATTGGTAGAGTAGCAACATTTATGCCTACTCGTGGTACAGAAGTAGTAAAGTGGAATTCCAGCAAAGATGATGATGAAAGATCATTATTAAACAGAAGACCATTGTATAAAGTGTATATAACTTCTGTAAAAGAATCAAACAAAATGTCTGTGTTAAGACCAGAGAAGGTGCAGTATAAAGGTAAGGTGTATTGTTTTGAAGTACCACCATGTCACACGGTCTTGACCAGATACAATGGAAGAATCTTGTGGTGTGGAAATTCCTACGAAGGCATAAAGATGGCTCACAAGGCATTTTGGGAAGAGGGAATGGTCCCTCATCTTGGTTATATTGAAGAGTTTATCAATGATACCTTATTTGCTCAGATAGAAGGTGGTAGATACAAGATCATATTCGACCTCGCGTCTGTTGGTGCTCTTCACGATGACTATGCTGTAAGAATTGATACTGCTAAAAAAATGTGGAGTATTGGATTTCCACTGAATGATATAAATGATAGATTAGAGCTTGGTATGAAACCCCAACCCTGGGGTAAGGTATGGTGGGTACCTATGGGCATGATACCAGCAGATATTGCTATGGAACAAGCTGATAATGGTGTTCTTGGTGCTAACAATCTTACTCCTACTACTCCTCAAACTCCTGGTCAGGTACCTACGGATGGCAAACCTACTAAACCTGGTCCTGTGAAACCTGCTGATAATGCTAATGCCAAACCAAAGCCTAAGCCAAATGATGCTAATAAGATGTTGTGGAATCGTTACATCACAGTGCAGTTAAGATTAGAAGAGTTGTATAGAAGTAAACTAAAGAAGTTTATCTTCGATCAAAGAAAGGCAGTTATAGAAAGCATAATCAAGGACAAGGAAAAACAGTTTGATATTAAACGAGATGGTGTTAAACTACAAAGATTGATGGGAAGTCTGTACTTAGAAGCAATGAAAGCTGGTGCTGAAATGATTGTAGAAGAACTTGGACTCTCTGAGAATGTTGATGTTAAGTTTAACATAGAGAATCCCAAAGTTGTGTCTTATTTACAATCAAGATTAAGCATCGTTCCGATTAAGATACTCTCTACTATTGATAAGAACGTTCAGACTATCATAGACAACAAAGAAAGCAAAGATATGAAGGTTGAAATGATAAGAACGTTGTATAACAATATTACTAAGAGAGTAAATTCTATAGCACGAACAGAGTCCTCATCGGTTTTAGTAGTTGGTCGTATAGTTCACATGCAGACAATAGGTATACAGTATAATAAGTGGATCTCCTCTAGGCGTGACACAGGTAGACAGTCACATGCTGATCTAGATGGTCTAACGGTAAGAATAGGCGAGTCTTTCAGCCCCGATTTCGTCTTGCGTTACCCCGGCGATCTAATGGCACCTATTGACGAGACTATGGGTTGTACCTGTTTTACTATTGCTGCTAATAAACCAGTTAAGGAGGTAACAAATGAGTAAGATTATTCACAGAATATTTTGTGGTAAGGTAAGAGATATAAATGAGAAAGATCATTCAGGCGAAGTAGTAATGTCAAACGAAGCTCTTGACAGATATGATGAGATAATTGAGGTAGATGCTTATACACCAAAAGTGCTCAAGAACTTTATGAAGCATCCAGTTCTTCTATCTTCTCACAGATATAGTGGCGATCTTAGATCACAGTTGGGAGAGTGGACTAAGGTATTCAAAGATGGTAAAGAGCTTATAGGTTGTCCTAAGTACTACGTAGATGAAGGTAATCCAGAAGCAGATTGGGCGTGGAATCTATTTTCTAAGGGTATAGCTGCTTTTAGCGTTGGTGTTATACCCAAGACTGTAGAAACACTAGACTATGATAAGTGGCGTGAACTCAAAGATAAAGGTAAAAGAGTTGCGCGTCGTATATACAAAGAGTTAGATGATCTTATCGAGACTAGTCAGTGTTTGATACCCGCTAATCAAGAAGCTCTTCAGAGAAGTATGGAAGAAGGCAAGACTGACGATGAGAAAGATATAGCTCAGTTCTACTTCAGCAATCTTGACAAGATCGAAGGTCTTGGAGTTAAAGCTATAGTAGAGTCTGATATAGCTGAGAAGTTCTTGATCAAGATTCCTGAGACAGTAGAAGATAAAACTGTTGAAGAGAAGAAGGTAGAAAGTAAGGAATCTATTGCTGAGTTTGTAGAACTAGAACTAGTAGAAGACAAAAGACTTGACGAGGTTCTTGCTATTCTGTCAGAGATCAAGACATTTATAGTAGATATAAGAGAGTGGCAGAAGGAAAACAACTTGAAGGAGTTCAAACAGGAGATAGAAATCAAGAGCATTGTACCTACTGTTGTAGATGAGACATACATAGACAAGCTTCTTCAGACAAGTGAAGAGGAACGATCTACAGAAAAAGTAGATAACAAGTCTATGGAAGAGTTGTCAAAAGCTCTTAAAAGTATGACAGACCTGTTGAAAGCGAAATAAGTGATAAAGGAGGTTATAAAGGAATATGTTGAAATGATTGAACATTGCTGTTTTGTAGTGTGTAGAACCAAAAATAAGTTGACCAGAACCTTTTTGTAGATTAGACTTTATAATCTTAACACAAAGGTTCAGTCCTGAAAAGGACTATGTTCCAAGTAGTCAGTAGAGAGGTTAAAAGAAAGAACACAAATATTAATAAGGAGGATAAAGACATGCCAGAAGAGACTAAAGAATTTAGTTTAGTAGAGATCATGACAGCAATAGCAGAACAGAAGACTCTTATAGAAGAGAAGTTTAAAGGAGTTCCTGATCTTGAGAACAAGTACAAGGCTGAAATGGCAGCTCTTGAGACTCGTATCAAGGAGATGGAGAGAATTATGGCTCCTAATACAATGTCCCTCCCTGGAGCAGAGTCTTTGAAGAGCAAGTTCTCTTGGGCGCGTGCTATGTATGGCGTAGTTACACAGAACTGGGAGAAAGCACCTTTCGAGAAAGAGATTTTTGAAGCTACGAGAAAGGCTGCTATGGCTACCAATACCGATGGAGCCGGCTATATTGTACCTATCGAATACACTGCCGAACTCATCGAGATGCTTGAGGCCAGAATGGTTCTTAGCGCTCTGAATGTTTCAAAAATGACTAATCTGTCTGCTGGTATGATCGAGATTCCTAGACAGATTGGTGGAGCCACAGCTTATTGGGTAGGTGAGAATCAGGATATACCTGAGTCTGAACTTACCTTCGGCATGATGACTCTTGCCCCCAAACAGGTTGCAGCGTTGGTCAAAACCTCCAATAGACTGTTAGCTCTGTCTAATCCCTCAGTGGATGCAATAATTAAGAGGGACATAGCTCTCAGACTTGCTCTCAAGATCGACTTGGCAGGTATTAGAGGCATGGGTACTTCTACACAGCCTCGTGGCATATCTAATACACCTGGTATAAGTCATGTGTATGCTGGCGGCATTAATGGTAACGGCGGCAATCTCAATTTCGATATTCTGTTGGACATGGAAGGTGCTCTTGAGGATGCCAATGCTTTGTTCGGTGATCTTCAGTATGTTTGGGCTCCCTGTGTAAGACGTAATCTGCTCAAACTAAAAGTTAAACAGTATGAAGATGCTGACGATGGTGAGTACATTGTTCAGCCTGTAACTCCCACCGCTCTTAAAGCTTGGTTAGGTTATAATTATCAGTCTACGACTCAGATACCTACCAATCTTACATACAATAACGGTACAGACCTAACAGAAGTAATCTTTGGAAACTGGCAAGAGGTTATTATGGCTATGTGGGGAGGCGTTCAGATCATGGCTTCTCAAGAGACCTCTGATGCTTTTCAGAAGGTTCAGACTTGGATCAGAATAATTCAGGATGTTGATATCGGTGTAAGGCACCCCGAATCGTTCTGTCTCTGTTCTGATGTTAAGAAAGTATTCTCTGCATAAGATACGACAAAATAATAAGGAGGAACTTAAATGAGACCATTGATTGAGAACGTGAAACAGGAAATAGCAATAGTACCTGTTATATCTGCTGCTGCTACAATTACAGGTCCTGGTATTGACAGAAGAGGTTACAGGGACGCGTTGTTTACATTGATTCGTGGTGGCACAACTGGTACTCCTGTAGATTATGCTATGAACTCACACATTGAAGAGTGTGATTCAGATAGCATAACCGATGGCGACTGGACTGATGTGCCAAACGGTGCGTTCAGTGAGACTAACTATGACAGCGACGATGCAGGCATTCAGACTCTTGAGGTTGATCTTGAGAGCAGAAAAGCTTTTATTCGCCAGAAAGTGGTTCTTACTTTTACTTCAGGTACCTCTCCTAAACTGTATGCAGCTTCTATTTGCTCTCTTGGTAGTGCGTACAATCTTCCCGTTGTTCAGTCAACGTAATAGGCAGAGGATCAACAACAATTTTATCTAAATAAGTGAGGGAGACTTCGGTCTCCCTCTATACTATTATGGAGGATATAATGCAAACGCAGACAACAAAGAAAGATTTAGGGGAAAAAATAAAGATAAAAGTAAGAAGGGGCTATGTTCTTACTATTGGTGGTGATTCTTATCAAGAAGGTGAGGTTATTACTACGTATGAAAAACAGATAGCAGATCAGAGATGGAAGTTTGAACTGGTCAAGGAGAATAGAGTGAAACCTGAGGTAGAGAAAGAGTCTGAAGAAGAGGAAGAAGAATCTGAGATCGTAGTAGAGAAAACTCTTGATAAAGGTTTGGTTACAGACAGAATGCTTAAAGATAACGAAACCATTACACGAAATCGTAGACCAACTTCTAAGAAATGATCAAACCAGTAAATATAGTAATAGCAAAGAGGGGTAGAGATAACTACCTCTCTTTGTGTTTACACTATATACGTAGAGCAGGCGAACATCAGAACTTAAACATAGACATTTACGTTGTAGACGATAGTATTGTTCCCTGTGACAAAACCTTTTTAAAAGGCACGACAAATATCAACGTCTACTACACTCATTTAGAACAAACTTCAAATCACTTCAATAAAGCTAAACTCTTAAACTACGGTCTTGAGATAATGAATCAAGACTTTAGATGGCTGTCTATAGTAGATGTAGATATGATATACTCAGCTCATTTCTTCTCTGTTATAAACTCTCTCACGTCATTACGTAGCTATATAATAACTACTGGTAACTATCTTGACAAAGCATTGACAGACTATTACATGCTTACACTTGATGAACCAAATACATATGAGGGAATAAAATGTTCTGGTGCTTCACAGATATCAATATCTCCTGAAGTATATAAGCTTTTCAAGTCTATATATGGTGATAAGATGTACTGTGAGGATTTTATATCTTGGGGTGGGGAAGACTCTGATATATCTTTCAAGTCTGTGGATTTACAACGTTACAATCTTATAGATCGTAGAAAGATAGAGAGTATGTGGTTACATCTTCAACATAATCAATCTAAGTCTGACCACCTAACAAAAGCTAACACGGAATTATTTAGACGTAGACGTATAGATAATTCTGTTCTACTGGAGAGGTGGTTACATGATCAAAATAGTTATCCCAACTTGCAAGTCTGAAGAAGAAGTCAAATCACAATTAACTGAGATAAAACAGAATACGCCTGACGACGTAGATATTATAATTTCTTCTACAACAGGCAGTGCTGCGTACAATCGTAACATCTGTCTATCCAAGACCAAACTTGGCGACTGTATCATCATGCTCGATGATGATATTGTAGGCTTTTTTCCACATTGGCATAGGTTGTTGCTTTTACCTTTTATTACTTTACAAGACACTCTGATGATATCTGCTAGACTAATGAAAGCAAATGATAAGCCTGCTTACATGATGGGAGAGAACTACAATCTTGAAGATGAGTTTATAGAGATGTCTGTCAGACGATTACCAACAGCTTGTATAGCATTTATTAATGATGGTATAACGTTCGATGAGAGCTTCACCGGTTCTGGATTTGAAGATGATGATTTCTGTATGCAGAAATCTATAAGACATCCAGACAAATCTTTTATAATCAATAACGCGGTCAAGCTTACACATCTAAATGAAATGAAGAACCAAAAAGGCGATAACTGGGAACATAATAGGCGATACTATCTGACAAAGTGGCCACAGGAGGAAAACAGATGGAAGTAACTAATGTTAGTAAAATATGTGATTTTGATTGGGGTGCTTACAACAACTTTAAATTAGTAGCGTTATACAAAACATTCTCTGGGGAAGAGTTTGTAGAAGTTAGTTTAGCTTCTATCTATCGTTTCTGTCATAAGATAGTTTTTGTTCACTCAGAAACTTCTTGGTCAGGAGAGAAAGGAAATACAGTAGCTCCTGACGTAGAGGCGTGGAAGAAAGAACATGATTCTGAAAACAAGATAGTGAATCTCTACGTGAATATGAGAAGTCAAGATGAGCAGTATAAACATGGTTTTGACTATATTAAAAGCTCAATTCCCTGTGACTTTGTTATGTTAATAGACACGGATGAGGTTTGGGATGATGAGGTATTACAGGAAGCTATATTCAGAATCTTTCTTGATAAAGAGAATAATGCTTTCTCAACCAGACTTCATACATACATAAAATCTCCATTGTATAAGGTAGAGCCTATGGAGTGGTGTAAGCCGACTTACTTTGTTCGTTCTACTGAAGATCGTATAAAAGGTCCTCGTGGTATAAATAACTCTCCTAAGAGACTATTCAATGATATACAGGCGCACCACTTTACCTATGTTCGTAAAGATGAAGAGACTGTTATGAAGAAAATAACGACCTCTTTCATAGGTGATGGTCCTGGCACACATTGTGTACCTCTAGAGGAGTGGATAAGAGAAAAATGGAATAAACTACCTTTTGCTACTGACTTTCATACCACCAAAACAGCTGAGACATCTTGGCATAGTATTAAGACCATATCAATAGAAGAGTTACCAACAGCTGTAAAAAATAACACTAAGCTTCTAAATCTACTTCTTCCCTTTGGTCATCTGACAAACAAAGATCAAGAGCTTCTATTTCAGTATGCTAAGGGAGCTGAGTTAGCAGTAGATTTAGGAACATATCTTGGTAGAAGTGCTATAACAATGTCTCTCAATGCTAAAAAGGTTGTAACTATAGATTTGTTTGAGGATATGGCTATTACAGACGACGAGGAGTTAAAATTAGCATACGAGTATTATGGTAAGAATAAAGTGATTTACAACAATACTTTTGAAGATGTAAAGAAAGGTATTTGGCCATACAGTAATGTAGAAGTAAGAAAAGCTGTAACCTCTAAAGAAGCCGTTAATTTCTCTGACAACAGCATCGATACTCTGTTTATAGATGCTGATCATAGTTATAACGGAGTGAAGAGAGACTTCGAGGCTTGGATATCTAAAGTCAAGGTTGGTGGAATTATTCTGTTTCATGACTATAACGATCTGTTTGTAGACGTAATAAGTTTTGTTACTAATGAGGTTCTATCTAGAAATGATATAGAGTTTGTAGAGAAAGAGATACCTACTATCGTAGTCAGAAAAACGAGGTGACGACATGAGTGAAAGGAGAGTCAATACAATAGTACCAATAGATGGAAGACAGTTCATTCACACCATCGAGCTTCATTTTTCTAACAGGTGTTCTGGCAACTGTGTAGTATGTTCAAGAGCACACGGTGGAGACAATCAAGCTCTTATAACAAAAGATACAGTAGATGCTATTATAGACAATCTCAAAGATATAGACTTCAACTGGTTACAAGTTGGCGGTGATGGAGACAGTTTCTTAAGCTCTGAGTTCTTTCCAGCATTAAGAAGATTTCGTGAAGCTTTCCCAAAGAAAGGTATATGCTTGTTCTCAAATGGTTCTATGCTTACTAAAGAAAGAGCTGATACAATTATTGCTGAAAGACTTCTAGACGACATTCAGACTCGAATAGACTCATTGAACGTTCAACTGTATAAACAATCAACAGGCCTAAACCTGGCCACTGTCATAGACAATATTAAGTACTTCTTTCTACATAATAACTTCGTTCGCTATCATATTATCTACTTCCCGTTGTATGCTTATAGAGATACGTGTATGCAACGTCTAGATAAAGAGCCTACTCAATGGAATAGAATAGACGAGAGTTTGTTAAGTAATGAGGCTAGAGGGATGAGAGAGTATTTCAAATCTCTACCACGTAATTCTGATATGTCTGATGCTTTATTCAACTTTAGAGTAAGTCAGATATGTTTGTGGGGTGAACGTGAAGATGCTACTTCAAATCTTAATGCTACCTGTACACAATTACCTGAACATAAAGGTTGTTTTAGAAATCAGGTTTATATATACCCAGACGGTTCTGTAGGATCTTGCGCATACGATGATGGACAAGATACTTTCATTCTAGGCAATATAGTAAAAGGAGACAGACTTGCTGACTTGTGGGTAAGTGATAAACGTGAGCAGTTTATATCTGATATACGTAATGGTAAGTACAAAGGTAAATACCCTTGTACTAACCCAGACGCTTGTAAGATGTTCGCCCACGATCCTAGTATACAGTATGGCGATAGTTATGAAAGAGTTCACACTGTAACTCAACCTGGGAGGTAACTGTGAATATAGTAGAGCCTCGAATAACCAAAAGAGCTTTTATAGATGTAGGTAGATTATGTCAGGTTCATTGCATATTTTGTTATCATAGATTTGTTCCATTAGTTGGGTTTAAGAGTTATTCTGACTTGAGAGTTGAGATAGATAGAGCCAGAAACAGAGGTAATAGCTATCTTGACTTTACCGGCGGTGAGCCGTCACTAGTACCGCATCTTCCAGATATAATAGAGTACGCAAACTACTTGAATATCAAAAGTTGTGTGATAACTAACGGTGTTATTAACCCCAAGAGATTGGACAGATTTATAGGTTCAGGTGTAGATGACTGGCTTTTATCTGTTCATGGTGGTGAAGCTTCTACACATGACAGACTAGTGGACTTTAAAGGAGCTCGTACTATTCAACAACGAACAGTTAACAAGATAAACAGGTCTAAGGCTACTTTAAGATTTAATGTTGTTATGAACAAGTTCAACTATAAAGAGCTTATAGATATAGCTGAGTTAGCTATTCGTTGGCGAGCTGTGATAGTTAACTTTATCAACTTCAATCCACATCATGCTTGGAAACAACACTTTGAAGAAGCAAGAGAGGTGATAGCTGATCTAAGAGATTTACAACCCTATCTAACTGAAGCTATATCTATTCTTGAAGAGTATGATATAGGCGTTAATGTAAGATACTATCCAATGTGTCGTATTTCTGAACAACTCAGAAGAACTGTGTGTAATGATCTACATGTTATGTTCGATCCTTATGAATGGTGTTATTACACTACGCCTAGAACCTTCGATAGTTTCAGAGCTAAAACTATTGAGATGAGTAATGAGACTGAAGAGAAAAACAGTAAGTGTGCTAAATGTGATCTGTTAGACGTTTGCGGCGGTATTAATAAGCACTTTAATAAGTTTACCAATGAGTCTATGATAGACAATATCAAAGACTTCAAAGGTGACAAGAAAGACTTCTACTACTATCGTAAACACAACTACAAAACCTTACAGGAGAGAGTATGATAGAACAACGTTTTGTAGAAGAGTGTTTGCCAGATAAGCTTTTTATAGGGAAGAACATTACGGAAGAAAAACGTTTTATGGTAGTATCTTTCTATACTGACGGCGGTTATGAAGAAGAAGCACTACGTCTGAAGAAGTCTTTAGACAAGTTTGAGATACCTTACAATATAGAAAAGATACAAAGCAGAGGTTCTTGGATAACAAATGTTAATTACAAAGCTAGATTTTGTCAGTACATGTTGTTCAAACATTCTAAGGCTATAATATGGTTGGACTGTGATGCAGAAGTGGTTGATTACCCAGTAGTTTTTGACATGTTACATGACTATGATATTGGTTTGTATTATAGAGATAGACCAAGAAGACCACACGAGTTATTAACGGGAACTTTATACTTTAATTTTACTACTGCTTCATTAGATGTATTAGATGAGTGGATAGACATGTGCCGTCTATTTCCAAATGTGTGGGATCAACTGTCTCTTCAGAAGGTTATGGAAGAGATAGACAGAGATGATATAAAGATATTTGATTTCCCTTCTAGTTATGTTAAGATATTTGATGCTCAAGACATGTTGAACGTCAAGCCTGTCATAACTCATTGGCAGGCCAGTAGAAGATTAAAAAGAGGTATAACTTGAGAGGCTTTGTTATAGGTAATGGTGAGTCAAGAAAAGGTTTCGACTTACAAAGTCTGAGACCTTTCGGGCTTATTTATGGCTGTAATGCTCTCTATAGAGATTTTACCCCTGACGTTCTTGTGTCTGTTGATGACGCTATGATCAAAGAAGTTCTTGAAAATAGTCCTAACTGTGAGTTTGTGTATAGAGTGTTTGAGGATGGTAGAAACCACTGTCTTAAATCTACTGAAAGTGATCGTGTAATTCACGATAAAGGTTATGCTTCTGGTCAAACAGCTATAAAACTTATGTGTGATAGATTCTTTGACAAAGGGCTTACGGAAGTGTTTATGATCGGTTTTGATTTGATAAGCACTACTGATAGAATAAACAACGTTTACAAAGGTACTAACTGTTATAAGCCAATAGATACGGGACCAACCTTTAACAAGAATTGGATTAGGCGTTGTACAGCTATTTTCAGAGAGAATGAACATGTTAAGTTTTATAGAGTGTTTACTGATCAATCGTCAGTAATAAGTGAGTGGTTTGGAATAGACAACATTCACTATATTACCTACAACCATCTTAAGCAGTTGATGTCAGACTGGGAGGTGAAAGGATGTTAATAGTGAATGTTGCTGGTCTAAAAGCTTTTGCTGAGATCAGAGACGATAAGAGTGATGTTCTACTCAGTCTTCTAGTAACGATGATGAGTGCTAGAATACAGAAGCACTTAAACAGATTTCTTGAAAAGGATGAATATACTGAGTATGGAGAAGTTAGAACTGGAAAGACTAAGTATTATCTTCCAGCATATCCTATAGAGATAAAAACTAATGTAACGTCTTTGGTAGTCACAGACGATGACGAGGTTCTTGAAATAGATGACGATTATTATGTCAGAGAAGATATAGGATTAGTTACATTTGATTACTCACCAGTATACAGAAGACCTAAGCAACTTAAATTTGTGTGGACCGGCGGTTATGATGTAATAACTGATTCTGATCTAACGTCAGAGGGCACCATAGACTGTGACGAAGACATAAAGTTAGCTACATACATGCAGATATCTTACATGTATAAGAGAAGAAACGAACTTGGTTTA